TATGAGAAGGTCACCACTCGTGGTGGCTTTTTCTTTTTACTTGCAGTTCTTCACACCTTCTAATCACAGGATTACAACCAACCTTCAACTAATAGTATAAGTTAACTAAGTATCCCTAGTATTAAATCAAAACGGGTACACAATATACAGTATGTTGTACAGATACACACACAATATATAGTATGTGTAGCAATATGGATTACGTCTACGTCAGGAAACGATAATATTTGTGGGCTTTCACATAGGGGGGTTAAATGTGGGCGGCGCTTTATATATATGTAATATACACTTAGAATATGCTGTTAAGTAGGGTACAAGATGTAGTGGTACAACATATAGTGGTGTACCGTACTGCTAGTAAAGGAAGTGTTTTTTTTAAAGTAAGGTTATTTAATCAATATAGTAAACACAGCTAACCCTGTGTCATCCCTCCCAAACCGATAACAAACCATTTTATGACTTATTTTAATATATGAAGTAATGGGCTTTAACCCCAGTTAAGATGGTCCTGCTAGTCCACGGTAGTACACGTATTGAACAAGAATCCTTTTCTAAAAGCAGGAAGAACTCTCTGATTGTTTGTTAACTGTATCACATAAATTAATTAATTACAAGTTTCACTATCTGTGCAGTTTGTGATATAGTGTTTATGGGTTTTATGATTCTTTATTCATTTGCCCTCCTTTCTGATTGAACGACCCACCCTCACGCAAGTGAGGGAGTCGTTATCAGTAAATAAAAAAATTTTTTTCCCCCTACTTAAATTACAACAATTAGTAATATGAATATGCCTGGAAGTACCAGGTGCAGCATATGAGGATATGCTTCAATTATATGAAAGAAAGAAAACTTTTCATCTAAGTAACAGTACATGGTGTACAGTGTGAGGAAGAAATGTTTTTGTGGATTTCATGTTTTTCATAACAGTTTGGACAACTGTACGACAGAACCTCCCTTCGGGGAGGTTTTGTGATATCATAAAAGAAATAATATAGGAGCAAATATGCCAAAAGGTATTGGATACCCAAAAGGTATGAAGAAAAAGAAATCTTCATCTAAGAAAAAAAAGAAATAAGTTATGGCAGAGTATCAAGGTAAGTCTGTATCTTTAAATTCACCCTCTGCCATAAGCAAAGGTGAACCAGGATATGGTAGAAAAAAATCCAAGGTGTATGTACAAAAAGGTGACAAAGTAATCAAAGTAATGTTTGGTGACCCTAACATGAAAATTAGAAAAGGTAATGCGGCAGCTCGTAAGAGTTTTCGTGCAAGACATAAATGCAGTACGGCGACTGACAAAACCACAGCAAGGTACTGGTCTTGCAAAGCATGGTAAGGAAAAGATATGGCGGCTAAAAAAGGTTTATACCACAATATGAATAAAAGGAAAAAAGCAGGGACAAGTAGGTCTAAAAAGAACTCTACAATTAGTCCTAAAGCGTATGCTAATATGAAGGCAGGATTTCCTAAGAAAAAAAAGAAAACAACTAGTAAGAAAAAATAATTGAGTATTACAATCCCCTGTCCAAGATGTGGAGAGGTGTTGCTACCAAAGGACGATATGAAGTGTAAGAATAAAGAATGTGGTAATTATGGCAGATAAAAAATTATGTTACGCTGCAGGTTGTCACAGACCTTTACCTCCTAAAGCAAAAAAATATTGTAGTAAACGTTGTGCTAATAGAATCAATATGCAAAAGAAACGTGCTAAAAAAGCAGGTAAAGAATGGTCACAAATTGATGACGTTTTAGAAATACCTAGTAAAAAAACTAACGTACAATCCCGTAGAGGACAAGTGTATGAAGATATTGTCGAATCAGGTTTAGCAGCAGATATACATACAGAAAAAATAACTATGCAAGAAGTTGCAGACCTTATAGGCACAACACAAGGTGCAGTATCAATGGCTTACTCTGCGTATGTAGAAGATTTAAAAACTAAACAAGAACAAGATAAATGGTCTTTACCACAGGTAGCACAAAAATCCCTAGAAGATTTTGATGACTTTAGACAACGTTATTTTCAAACAGAACAAGGTATAGCATATGAAACAGCAGATTATCACAAGAGGTGGATTGAATCTATTATGAATGCTATAGATAACGGTGGACAGCATATGATATTATCACCTCCACGTCATGGTAAGACAGACTTGTTAATTCACTTTGCTGTATGGCTTATTTGCAAAAACCCTAACATACGTATTTTATGGGTAGGTGGTAACGAAGAGATTGCAAAGAATGCTATAGGTTCTGTACTTGACCAACTTGAAAGTAATGAATTATTAATAGAAGAGATATGTGGACCTGGAGCAAAATTTAAACCTACATCACGTACTGGTAAATCTTGGTCACAGAGTGGTTTTACTGTAGGAACAAGAACAGTTACAGGTATTAAAAGTCCGACCATGGTAGGTATTGGTAGAGGTGGTAAGATTCTATCACGTGACTGTGACATAATTATTGCTGATGACATTGAGGACCACACGTCTACAATGCAACCTTCTTCAAGAGAAAACACAAGAAGTTGGTGGACAACAACACTTTCTAGTCGTAAAGAGGAACATACTGCAATGGTAGTAATTGGTTCAAGACAACACTATGACGATTTATATTCACATCTTTTAGAAAACGAAAGTTGGACTACAACAGTAGAAGAAGCACACGATACAGGTTGTACCTTACCTGATTGGAATGAAGATGACCATATTGACTGTATGTTATGGAAAGGTAAACGAACATACAAATGGTTAATGGATAGAAAACGTGCAGCAGAAACTACAGGTGGTAGAGCTATATACGAAATGGTTTATCTAAATGTTGCAATGCCTGATGGACTTGCCTTGTTTGATAGAGTAGAGATAGAGGAATGTCGTGACCAAAAAAGAGATATTGGTCATGTGCCAGTAGGTACTACACGACTTATAGCAGGACTTGACCCTGCATCTACAGGTTATCAAGCTGCATTTCTATGGGCTTATGATGCTGCAGAAAATAAATTACATATGGTAGATATGGATAATAGTTTAGGTGGTGGTATTCCTGTAGCACTAGAAGTGATAAAGAGATGGTGGATGAAATATAATTTATCACATTGGGTTATAGAGGAAAACGGTTTTCAAAAAGCAATACGACAAGATAAAAGTATTAGAGAGTTTGCATCAGGTCACGGTATATTTTTAGAAGGACACGAAACATTTAAAAATAAATTTGACCCAATGTATGGTGTTACAGCTATGCGACCAATGTTTCAAGAAAAGAAAATTTCTTTGCCATATCTTGGATTTGAAGCGCAAGAAAAGGTAAACTTATATACAAGTCAGTTAGTATATTTTAGTTCTGCAAAAAACAGAAGTAAAAGCGTAGGTACTAAGACTGATATTGTTATGGCTAGTTGGTTTCCAATGAGAGCAATTAGACGTATGCAAAAGGAACGTTTTGCTGAACTAGGATATGATTATAACCCTAGCTTTTCAGGGTACGAACCTAGTAACATGGATATAGATAATTGGAGTTAAATGCCTTTAAATAGTGAACAGATAGCAGAAAAAGTAGATTACCTACGAGCTATAAATCAAGAGGGAATGTTAGATAGGTCTAGGATTCGTGACATTATGAATGGTGGCGAAGCTGCTGTTAGAGCATTGCTTGGTGACAAAATGAATGTTGAATATAATCAACTACCTGCACCTAACTTATTTCTAACTGCACTAGAACGATTTGCACAAAAATTAGGTAGAGCGCCTGACTTAAAAGTAGATTTACTTAACGATAATGATTCACAACGTGCAAAAAAGAAATCAGAAAAAGTAGAACGTATTGTTACCTCATACGATAAATTTAGTAAATTACATAAACAACTACCACAAGCAGCTAGATGGTTGCCAGGTTATGGTTTTGTTGTATGGACATTAACACATAAACGAGATAGAAATGGTAATCCATATCCGTATGCTGAATTACAAGATTCATTTAATTGTTATCCAGGAAACTTTGGTAATGACCAAGAACCTAATGAATTAGCAATTATACGAAGAGTACCTCACGGCATACTTGCTGAACAATATCCTGAATCAAAACAATATATATATGCACAAAATGAAAAACAACAAAGTGCGTACTCAGTTCTTATAGAAACTACAGAACGTCAAGGTAGTTGGGCTAACTCAACTGGTCAAGGAAAAGTAGTTGTAGAGTTTAGAGATAAAGAAGGTACGTATATTTTCTTACCTGAAAACAATAAAATTATAGATTTCATACCTAATATGTTGTCCTCAGGTCCTTGTTTTGTAGTAGCTAAACGTTACTCATTTGACCAAATGCAAAGTCAGTTTCAACACATTACAGGACTTATGGCGAACATGGCAAAGATTAATATACTTGGAACTATTGCTATGGAAGATGCAGTGTTTACAGAAACAAACATTGTTGGAG